TTCTAGGAAAAAGTCCGTTAAAAATATTGTTAAGAGTGTCTATAATCCTGCTTTGCTCTTTTGACGTTCCATCGAAATATTTCCATAGATTCGAGTCGGTATCTCTGCGTTTGCCAAATATCCGACCAGACGGTGCGTATTCGGTAGTGATTCTTGTTAAATTGGTATTATTAAAAAGTGACATTACCCAAAGTCCCTAATTGACCTGCTGTAATTGTAATCGTACCCGATGGTGATGTGAGCGTATAGCTGTCAAGCTTTGCCCCTGTTATTGTGTCAATAGTGTTTAATAGCACATTGTTATAGTCAGCGGAAGTGATAGATACTCCCTCCTCTGTTCTATCAAATAGGTATTGCAGATTCGCCACAATAGCTTCTCTCATAGTTTGAGTTGATGGGGCTATTGCTGAGAATGAGAAATTTGTTGCAATAAGTGACGGAGCCAATACAAAAACATTATCAAAATCTACATTTGCGGGTCTAATATCCTCTAGTGCAGTCTTTGCCGTTAATATTGTCTCAGCCGATGGAAGTATTGATGGTTGCCCATCAAGGACGAAATATACGGTTGTTTGACCTGCTGTAGGTGTGACCTCATTTACAAAAACACGGGTAGCGGTAGGTATAGCCTCTTTTATTTTATTTTTGATAGATGGAACATTAAACGGGGCTACTGGCTCACGCACAAAATTTAGCGTTCTATTTTTAAAATCAGCCTCCGTCTCAGCATTTGATCCGCCAGTAAGTCCGTTGTAGATAACTGCTACTTCGCTGTTAATATTTGGCGAAGTTGTGACAAAATCGAGCTTTTCGTTAGGTGATAAATTACCATTAGCCCCCCCCACCGATACCTCAATTTGCACAATTGCCCGAACCGATGAAGCGGTGATAGTTCCAGTTGCAGGTGATACCGTTTCCGATGGCACAGAGTATGTGAATGTATTAACGCTAGTTGCTTCAATCTCAAAAGTTCCATTGTAGTCGGTTTGAGTTGCCCCGCTGATCGTAACGCTAAATCCTGTAGCCATTTGGTGATTAGTTGCTGTTACTGTAGCCACTCCCCCGCTTTGAGCAATGGATGAAATCGTAATAGAAGCTGTTGATATTGTAGCGGTAGCGGTTGATACAAAAATATCACCGCTTGATGAAACGAACTCCTCACCAGATGAAATAGTCTCCCCGATCACCCCAGTAGCGATAATCGATCCTTGTGCTTTTGTGACCGCGTAAGGAGTTAATCCGTTCTCATTCCCGTGTTGCGCTAATCCATATGACGTTGATGTTGAGATAAAAGCCTCTTTTAGAACTTCCTCGATTTTTCGGTATAAATCGGTATATCTCCCCGCATGAGTGTCGAGTAATGACTTCAAGAATCCAGTGCGTAGGTATGGGTTTGAATCTTGGTTTGATGCTTGAAAATCGTTTCTTATACGCTCTAATACTTCTTGGAATTTAGGAAAAATTATCATAGTTTAAAACTTCTCTCAATCGTGGAATTTCCATTTTCGATTTGTACGTTTAGAATTATAGCCGATCCATTATAGGATGAAGCCACCGACACGGTATCGACTACTTCATCATCCTGTAGAAACTGCAATCCATTGGTAGCAAATAACCGAGCTTCATTTATAACATTGGTTGAGAGTCGAGCTTGATCTAGTTTCCAAAGTAACGATCCCTCTCCCTCTGTCATGCCGAAATGACCTCGCGCGGCGTTTGGCTTACCGATAATAAATGATTGTGTTGCATCGGTATCACGAGCCTCCAAGAACATAGCACACGGAATAGCTGTCTCAATGTCGTTGACAGTGTTAAAATCACCGTTTGAAGCGAACGATAAATCAAAATCATCTGTTATCTTAAAATCGATCATATCGGTGCTCCTACGTTTTGTTGAGTGTTTCCTGCACTATCTACACCCTGTGGATGGCTATGCGTGTATCCTACATTTACTCCGTTGTGGGTAAAAGTTGCAGAGTTAAACGCAATTTCATTATCAACATCATAGCGCACACTTTTTGCCTTGAACTCCAATAGTCCCGTATTGAAGTTGAATTTTATATAGCTGTTATCATCGGTGATGATTATATCACCATCATTTAATTCAACTGGTTTCTGTAATGGGATTACGAATTTGTTTCCCTCATCCTCGATTATTTGTAGGACTAATCCATTTTCTCTAATCGCCTTTGAGTATAACCCTTTCGGGCTGATATAGTGCGCTTTAGTCTCCCCCCCGATTGAATCAATAGCATACTGACCGAGTTTGATAAATCGTTTTATGATCCCTTTTTTGATTGATTGTATCATGGTATTTTCTCCAACATTACGGACTGATCGTCTGAATCTTTCGAGTAATTCCAACTCATAGAAACGATAAGCATGGTTTCATCTATGTTCAATGTTGAGTCTTTAACACTCACTTTTTGATTTGGGAAATAATCGGTATCACCTGCTATTTTTGCGGTGTATCTCATGGCACGTCTTTGATCTAATTCACGCTCAAATGTTGCACGTACTAAGCACTCACCGACGCTCAAAGAGTTATTCTCAATAAGTGTCTTTGTGCGTGTTCCGCTACCCACTGATGAACTGACATTGACGAGATTGTTCAGATTATCAAGGATGCTATTGTTTTGCGAATATACTACATATTTGTCGTACTCTTTTGTATAGTCTCTACGGTATGTTCTCTCGAAAGCGTTAGAGTAGCTTTCACCAAATATGATAGGCTTATTGTTTGACGATGTTCCCTCATCGGTTATTAGTAGGTTTCCGTCATGTGTCGCGGTCAATAAAACTGATCTAATGCGGCAAAGCTTTTCGCAAAAATCAAAAATATTCTGACCTGCGTATGCCGTCGGAAGTTCCCCGACTGTGAAGTTTTTAACCGATACCTCAGATTTTACGGATAAACCGAAAGGTTTGGCTATGTCGCTGATTATTTTTTCAAGGTTTAACGATCTATTAAACTCAACTACCTTATCGAAATAGCTATCTATGAAGTCCCCAGTGTTGTCTCGTCCGCTATATATAATCTCGTCAACGTCTTTATTTTTAACAGCTTCTATAAGCTCTATTTTACCGTTTATAATCATTACACCATTTGAGTACACTTCGACTGGATCATCCTTAGTATATTTGACATTCTCTCCACCGATTTTAAAAGAGAATGATCCCGATGCGGTCATGATTGATTTTGAGGATGTGGCGGAAGCAAAAAAAATGCGCTCGCCTTTTACGCTGATTTCTATCATCGGTCGAATACCTTTATAGTTCCAGTCACATTATCATCCTCAATCAATCCGTTTAATTTCTTTAACTGCTCGATTCGATCTAAATTACCGTATAACTCATACGATAGGACAAAAAAAGGCTTTTGGAATACTTCGATCTCCACTACGTTAGGTAAATCTAACGCTTGAATAAAAATTGCTATGTCGTTTTTTATAGCTTGCACTATTTCATAGTTACTAACTGTGCTTGTCTGATCGTCGTTATCATAAATCTCATTGAGTGATTCAGTGATTATCGCTTGAATTTCTTTAGCTTGATCCATGCTATCAAATGCTATGCTTGGGAGAGCCTGAGCCATTATCACCGACCGGACAATATTATTCGAATTTCCAATCACATTGCGGTTGTTAACCTCTGACTTCTTGAAGATTGACAAAAACGATTTTAACTCTCTTTTATAGAGTGCCATAATGTTCGCCGCGTTGAACGTGCTTAGTGCCGAGCTATATAATGATGAGAATGAATTTACGATACCCATAATTTTATTTTTAAATTCGAGTGGTTTATGGATTAGGGATTGTGCATTATTTATCACATCTTGGATATTGCTTCGGTACTCACCGATTTTATCGAGAATATTAAAATCTTCCGTAGATACCCCGTCCGCAAAATTAGAGGCTTGCATAAAGTCCCCTGCTGTTTCTTTGACTGCTGATATTGCATCGTCTACCGTATCAGCGATAGGGAATGACATTTTCATATCTACGTTATTTAATAATTTGACCGAGTTTTCGGTTATTGATGATCCTATGTTTTGCTTTGGAGTTTTTAAATGCTCTTTGATTTTGAACGTAACTAAGAATTTTGTGATTCCGATGTGGATATCTGAATCGGTTATGCTGTACGATGATACTGTTGCCTTGAAATTCCCCTTGAATTTGTCTGTAAGGGTAACATCCTTGTCGGATCGGAGCATTTTTTTAAGAGCTGTGGCGTTCGCGTCGCTGATAGACTTGAACGATATTTGGATATTTTCTTGTCCGGCACCTTGCTTTTTAGTCTTATTGTTCCCTTTTGGGTCGCTGTAATTTGCCTCGTTGTTATCGGATGAAATTACGCTATCACCGTCTTGGATGATATTGATGTTATTTATTTTTGAAACGTAAAGCGATAAGAAGTCCATTATCTACCACCTAGAGAGTTCACGCCGACGTTTAGGTTTGCGCCTTGCGTTGACTGTGTGACTGATACTACCTTGACCCCTTGGGCTTGTAGGTTTACATTGACGTTGCTTTGAGACTTTAATGTGTGATCGAGTGGCTTTGTCATGTTTTGGATGGTAGCTTTTTGGGTTATTGTCGTATCTTCGCCTAGCCCAATAGTTGATGCCATTTCTCTAAGAGTATCTATGGTTCCTTTTAAAGATGGAATTTTACTTTCAAGCCATCCGAAAAATTCAGATAATGAAGATTTGACCCATTTTATAACATCGTCCCAATATACGAATAATGCAATAACTGCGGCTATCGCTGCTATAATTAATCCAATAGGGTTTAAAGTCAATATAAGCGAAAGAATACGAAACGCTCCTGAAACTGCAAAAATAGCCGCTTTCCATGCCCACATAGCCAACGATACACCGCCTATTTGAAAAGTCACTAAAGCGATTATAGGCGACATTACAAGCATTGCAACTTTCCATAATAGTATCGCTCCGGTAATCGCCGCAATAGCAATACCGACTTTGATTAATATTTCTACCAAAGGCTTGTTTTTGTCTATCCATTTGGTTATATTCTCGATAATAGGAGAAATTTGGTCGATCAATTTACCCATAATCGGAAGTATTACATTCCCCGCAGTGATAGCCATCACATTTAGTTTGTTTTTTAATATTTGCACTTTTGCCGCTGATGTTTTGAGTTTGATTTGGAACTCTTGTTGCATGGTATTGTGCTTGCCAGTTTTATCGGATACAACTCCCATCGCTTTATTATATTGATCCATTCCTTGAACAAGTGTTGCGATATCGTCGGCATATTCTGCCCCGAACATATCTAATAATAATCCCATTTGTTTGGTTTTATCAACTCTTGCAAGTGTATCAAGGAATTTTTTTAATGCTCCGTTTGCGTCCTTGTCGATAGCCTTTTTAAGACCTGATGCGGTGAGACCTATTTTACTTAATGCGTTTTGGAACTTAGCTCCCTGTCCCTCTGCTGTTTGGAGTTTAAGTAATAACGCGTTAATTCCTGTACCTGCAATTTCAGGAGTTTTACCAAGTGCAAGGAAT